GCATATACTAAACTACAGACTGGTGTATTACCAGCCGATAGGATGGTTAACAGTGCTAACATTGTAGATGGTTCTATCGTAGATGGTGATATTAGTACAACTGCCGATATACAAGGTAGTAAATTATTAAACGATTCTGTACCTCTAACTAAGTTCGGAGCTGGTGCTCTACCTACAGACATAACTGTAGCTAGTGCTAACATAGTTAACGGGACTATAGTAAACGCAGATATAAATGGTAGTGCAGAAATAGAAGGTTCTAAGTTACTTAATGATTCTGTAAGTTTAGATAAGTTAGGTTCTGGTAATTTACCTACTGACATTAACGTTAGTGATAGTAATATTGTTACCGGGACATTAGATAATAGATACTACACAGAAACTGAGCTAAACAACGGTCAGTTAGATAATAGATATTTTACAGAAACTGAGCTTGCAAACGGAGCATTAGACGGTAGATACTACACAGAAACAGAAGCTGAAGCTTTATTCCTTAGACAGGACTCTTCAGAAACTCTTGCTAGTGGAGTTGCATGGTCTAATACTGATTCAAAGGTAGCTACAACTGCTGCAATTAACGCTAGAATTATTGACCTTATTGATGAGGTTGGTGGTTTTACAGCTATTGCAAACCAGACAAGCTTTCCTGCAACAAACCCACAGGGAGCTACAGGACAGGCAGCTATATTAAGTATTGCAGCTACAACTGCTACGCTAACTCCTAGCAGTGGAACTATAACTATCCCTAACGGAGCTGGCACAGGAAACACAGTTACTATTACTGGTGCACCTACAATACCTCAAAACTTTGGTTTCTTAGTAGAGTCAACAACTACAACTCATACATACACTTTTCATAGATTAGTACCTATAGCAACTCAAGTTAATACTGTTGCTCAAAACATTACTAACATTGTAAATGCTGGTGCAAACGTAGCTGATATAAATAACTTTGCTGATATATACATTATAGCTGCAAGTGAACCTACACAAAGAAATGATGGTACATCTTTACAAGAAGGTGACCTATGGTTTGATAGTTCTAACGACAACTTACAAGTTTATACTGGTAGTGCGTTTGCTATTATTACACCATCTCAATCAGTTCTTGATGACGTTGCTACTGTATCTGGAGCTATAACATATAGTGAAGACTTAGGTCTTATTACAAGCCCTGTATCTACAGGAACTTCTAATGGTTCATTAGATATAGTTGCAGATTGTTTAGAAGATGAAATTACATTTACTGTAACTGTATCTGGAGGTAAGTTTTTAATTGATGGTGTATCAGCTCCTGCTTTGACATTGTACAAAGGCTGGACTTATACATTTGATGTAAGTGATAGTTCTAACGGTAATCATCCATTACGATTCTATGCTAATAGTTCTCAGTATTCAACAGATGTAGTTGTTATAGGTACACAAGGTAGTGCCGGAGCAAAGGTACAAATTAAAATACCAGAGTCTCAGCTTAATAACTTCCAATACTATTGCACAAACCATAGTGGTATGGGTAACACCATAACTGTTAAGGATGACCCAATAAAAACAGTATCGGATAACGTAGTTAAAATTATAGCTGCTGCTGATAACCAAACTAATGTAAATGCGGTACAGGCAAATGAATCAAACATTAATGCTGCTGTAGCTAACGCTTCTAATATTAATGCTGCTGTAGCCAACGCATCGAATATCAACGCTGCTGTAGCTAACGCCACTGATATTTCAGCCGTAGCTGCCAATAATACTGATATTTCTGCTGTAGCTGCTAATAACAGTAACATTACAGCCGTAAAGAACAACGAGACAAATATTAATGCTGTAAAAAATAATGCTACTAATATTAATGCAGTAGCTGGAAACAATCCTAATATTACAGCCGTAGCAAACAATGCTACAAATATAAATGCAGTAAAAAATAACTCAACAAATATAAATACAGTTGCTGGTATATCGTCTCAAGTAACTACAGTTTCTAATAATGATGCTAATGTCACAACTGTTGCTGGTCGAGATACAGAAATTGCAAGATTAGGTACGGCTGATGCAGTAGCTGATATGAATACTTTAGCTACAACAGCAATCGTAAACGACATGGATACGTTGGCTGATATCTCAAGTAACATAACAACAGTTGCAGGAGTTAGTTCTAATGTAACTACAGTTGCTGGTATAGCATCCAACGTGACTACAGTTGCTAACAATAATGCTAATGTTACTGCTGTAGCTAACAACTCAAGTAATATAAACAGTGCGGTTTCAAATGCTTCTAACATCAACGCTGCGGTTGCTAACGCATCCAATATTAATAGTGTTGTGTCTAATGCAACAAACATTAACACTACTGCTAATAATATTGCTGACGTAAACAACTTTGCTAATAGATATCGTATAGGTTCTACCAACCCAACAACTAGCTTAGATACAGGAGACTTGTTCTTTAACACTTCTGCTAACGAACTAAGAGTATATAATGGTACTCAATGGCAGGGTGGTGTAACAGCTACTGGAAACTTTGCTACAACTGCTGGTGTTATATTTACTGGAGACAACAGATATAATGATAATGTAAAAGCTAAATACGGTGACGACTCAGATTTACAGATATTTCACGATTCTAATCACTCGCTTATAAATGCTGCTGGTGTTGGTAATCTTAAATTACAAGATTCAGGTAATACAAAATTAGAAGTAACTTCTAGTGGAATAGGTGTTACAGGTAATATCAGTGTATCAGGAACAGTTGATGGAAAAGATATATCAGCATTAGGAATGACTGGTACTACTTTATCTAACGGAGTAGTTGCAACAACACAAGGTCAATCTGATAACTCAACTAAAGTTGCTACAACTGCATATGTAAGATCAGCAGTGTCTAACTTAGTTGACTCAGCTCCCGGAACTTTAGACACGCTAAATGAATTAGCAGCAGCTCTTGGAGATGATGCAAACTTTGCTACTACAACTGCAAACTCTATAGCTACAAAAGCACCCATCAATAATCCAACATTTACTGGAACTGTGACAGCAGGAACAATAGATGGAACTAATTTAACTCTCGATTTCGGTACACTTTAAATGGCAAAATTATTAAAACTAAGGCGTGGTACTACTTCGCAGCACAATACATTTACAGGTGCCGAAGGTGAAGTAACTATAGATACCACAAAAGACACAGCCGTCGTACATGATGGCGCACAAGCTGGTGGTAGACCACTAGCTAGAGAAGATATGTCAAACGTATCTTCATCATCTATCGCTGCTAGATTAGGAGCAGATTCTATAGCAGTAACTAAGATTGCTGCTGGAACTTTACCTTCAGACGTAAAGGTAAACAGTGCAAATATAACTGATGGTTCAATCGTCAACGCAGACATTAACGCATCTGCTGCAATAGCTGGAACTAAGATATCACCTAACTTTGGAAGTCAAGATATATCTACGACTGGAGATATTCGAGCAAATAGCGCAAGTTCTACAATAGGAATTGGTAATGTTTCTGGTGATAACTATGTCGAAATACAACAAGAAACACAAAGCACCAGTGTTAGAGGTTTTACTAACCAACATGGTTGTGCAAGTGTTTTTGAAAATAAACAAGGTACTACTGAGGAATATATTGTTTTAGGCGATACAAGCCATGACAGTAATTCTAGTTTAATGGGAGTTGGAACAACAGACGGGTCGACTTATTACAATAGATTAAATCTATCAGGTACTGGAAATTTAGACATTACTGGAAATTTAACTCTTGGTGGAACAGTTGACGGTAGAAACGTAGCTAATGACGGTAGTAAATTAGATGGCATTGAGTCCGGAGCCACTGCCGATCAGTCAGCTTCTGAAATACTTACACTTGTCAAAACTGTAGATGGTTCTGGTTCTGGATTAGATGCCGATACTTTAGATGGTTTACAACCAAGTACAGGCACTGGTTCTAATACCATTGTACAAAGAAACGGAAGTGGTTATGTATTTGCAAACTACTTTAACACTACAGCAAATGATGTAAGTTCTGGTGTTACCAAGATAATGTGTGAAACAGGTAACGATAACTATATTAGGCATGCTGACGCTGGTGCTGTTAGATCATTTATCAACGTAGAAAACGGTGCTACTGCTGACCAAAGCGATGCTGAAATAGTTAGTGCATTGAGTGGTCAACATGTATCTATGGACCGATTAGGTATTACTGGAGGTCATGGTATAGATAATGCTGGTTGGTTTAGGAATAATTCTTCTGGTGAAGGAATGTATAACACCGCCACAACACAACATTGGTATTCAGACAATGATGATTATTGGAACGTAGCTGGTGGTGGAAGTGCAAATGGTATTAGATTTAGAGATGACCACGCTGGCACAGTTAGAGGTTATGTTTATGCAAACAACTCTAACCAAATTGGTTTTTTAAACAATAGTGGTAGCTGGTCACTTAAATGTGATAACTCTGGAAACGTAACTGCTACAGGAAACGTAACTGCATATTCTGACGCAAGACTAAAGACAAACGTAAATACTATTAATGATGCTCTTAGTATCGTTGGTAAATTACGTGGTGTTAGTTTTGATTGGAAAGAAACTGGTAAGCGTTCTATTGGTGTTATTGCACAGGAAGTAGAGGCAGTATTACCAGAACTTGTAGTAACACAAGAAGTATCAACTACAGAAAATCCAGAACTAAAAGAAGTTAAATCAGTTGACTACGGAAAAATAGTAGGCGTACTTATAAACGCAATAAACGAACTTAAAGCAGAAGTAGACGAATTAAAAGGAGGTAAGTAATGGCTATACAAGGTTCAGGACAAATTAGTATGACTGATATTGTCAATGAATTTGGTGGTACAGTCCCCCACTCCTTATCTGAGTACTATAGAAACGGTGGAGCAGTTCCCGGAAACAACACTAGCGTGCCAACTTCCGGAACTATATCCATGAGTAATTTCTATAATGCAGTTAATGAGATACAAGTTACAGTTACTTCTCATGCTACTAATTATCAAGTATCCAATGCATTTGGTTCTAACTGGTCTACAGCCGTACCAAAAAGACTTACCATTAATAGTGGTGTAACTCTTGGTAGTAGCAACTCTAACCCTGCTATGACTATTGAAGGTTCTATGGGTGGTACATTAATTGTACACAACAGTGGAAACATTATAGGACATGGAGGAGCTGGTAGTTCATCTGGTGCCGGAGGTACTGGATATAACGCAGTTAGATCAGAT